CCAGAAAGAGTAATTGCTTCAGCATTCGCTAGTTTAAAATAACGGAAGTACTGATTACCAATAGCACCATAAGCACTATTAAGTTGAATCTTCCTTGCCATTTGAATGTTGTTACACCTTGCAATCTCCTTTTCCAGTTCTTTGGTTTTCTTCTTCTCATACTCTTGTTTGGCAGCGATCATTTTCTTCTTATAGATGGTGCGATCTTTATAGATTTTCTCCATCAGTTCAGGAAGAAATCCACGAACATCCTTACGGTACATTGCACCATTCGCACAAACTGCATACTCTTTATAAGGTTCAAAATCAATTTCTTGATTCAAAATCTTATCCACAGTTACTGAGGGATGACGTTGTTCCACCAAAGTTTCTGGGGAGATGTTGTATTGCATAATCAGGTGAGGATACAGAGAGTTAAGGTCAAAGTTCACCACCCAATCATACACACCAGGAATCGGTTCTTTTACATATGCACCAGCATACTTAGAATCTTTATCAGACCTCACATTCGGAGGAATCACAATATTCTTCTTTTTCAGATAGTTGTAGATAATTGTATCCCACATACGAACCTGAGAGAACACATCAGCATAATTTGCCTTAGCGTCATATGCCATTGTCAAAGCAAGTTCAATCAGTTTCATCTTGTCTTCCAAACGGTCAACAAGTTCAACGTCCTTGATGTTGTATTCCACAAACTTCTGCCAACCTTTGGTGTAGAAGTCTTTGAAAGTATCAAACTCAGAGTGATCCAGTTTTTTCTGTCCAAGTTCTACATTTGCAATGTGGTCAAGACGATAAGATTCCTGTGCCTTATAAGTAAACTTCTTATAAAGATTCAGATAATCAAGTTGACTCACTCCACCAATATCGTAAGAGATATGTTTGCGCCCAGAAATAAATTTTTCACTTTCAGTTACAAGTCCCCATGGAGACATTCTCTTCATCAGTTTTTCACCAAGAACACGGTCTATGCGACGAACCAAATATGGAATGTCGTACAGTTCACTGTTCCAACCAGTAATGACTTCTGGAGTATTTTCCTCAATCATCCACCAACTAATGAAGTCGTTCAACAAATCATATTCATTTGAAAAAGAACGGTAGTTTACATTACTCTGCTGATTATTAAACTTACCAAGACCCCAAGTACGGATTTGTTTCGTATTATAATCTTGAATGGTAATCAGCAATACTTCTTCAGCAGAACTTTCTACATCAGGGAATCCGTTCTCTGATGCAACCTCAATATCGATTGTTGTAACTTTAATTTTACTAATATCAAACTTGAGTTCATCTTCTGGATAAGTCTCAGAAATATACTGATAGATGTATCGGTCATTTCCAGAAATATCAAACCCCTTCACACCGTCATACTTTTTAATAAACTCCCTACATTCTCTTACAGTTCCAGGTTGCACTGCTTCAACATATTCACCATTTAGTGTTTGATATTCAGTATTCTTTTTTGAGGGGACAAAAAGAGTCGGGTAAAACTTCTCACGGGTCATGAAATGTTTACCATTTTCATAACCACGAACCAAGAAGTGATCCCCGACCATTTGAACGTTAGTGTAAAAACGAAGCGACATCAGGCAGTTAATTTAAGATACTTTTCAATAATTTCTTCTTTTGGATCAACGATAGTCAAAATACTATCAGAATGGATCATCATCTCTCTCTGGTCAGTAACTTCTGGCCAAGGAGTAAGTTCACCTTCAGAATTAATTTGATATGGATTGATAATGCGACAATCAGGTTCACCAAGTTCAGAAGGAACTTCTTCAATTTCGGTGACAATTACATTATCAACCTTCAGTAAAAGACACTTCACTATTTTGGACATTTACTTTTTCCTCATACATTTGTTTAATAGTATCAATTGGTTCTACAATGGTTACAATCCAATCTGGAGGAACTGGAATTTGAGTATCCTTTGTAAGAACAATCCAGGGCGATAGTGAAACCTCTAGGTCGCCACTTGGATTCTCGTTTTCTTCAACCAATAGAACAGTTCTCCGAGTTTCAACTTTATGTGGATTCGTAAAAAGAAATCCACAAACTTTTTCATCAGAAATGAGTTCTTTAGCGTCGGAAATGACAGTTTCACCCGACTTCAAGAGTGCTAGTTTAATTGACATTTTACTCTATGTGCTCCTACCAGTATAGCAAAAAAATGGGGGAGCGTCAACTGGATTTTGCCAGTTGCTCCCCTGCGGCGACGATACTTGGTTCATAAAATATTTATAATTTCCGCTTTCCAACCTTTATAAGGAGGGACTTTCACCCTCCTCCTGAAAAGAACCACCCATTCAGGTATTATTATTTAGAGATAGTCCTTTCTTGTATGATGCTCTGGTACTATTTTCCCAAGTACGATCCGTAAAAGTCCGTCTTCAAATGTGACTTCGCGAACTTCTGTGTCGTCGGATAAAGTCCACGCTCGTTTAAAACTTCTGCTAGCCACTCCCTTGTGGATAAACGTCCTATCCGATTCGGCATCTGATTTTTGCCCTTCGACAAAAAGCTTTCCATATTCTGTGAAAACATTAACCTCTCCCTTCTTGAATCCTGCTAATGCAATCTCTAAATGAGACTCTACATTATTTACCTGAATAAGATTGTAGGGGGGATAGTTTGTTGTAGTTTCGTGAAGATTAAATAAACGATCAAAATATTCATCCATTCCAATACTATTGCGAGTGATTCTTTCCATCAAAGCAGGAAGATCGGACGCAGTAAACCGTGATGTTGCAAGGTTAGTCATTATGGTAGCTCCTTTAAAAGCGAGTTTGTGTTTTGTGGACCCTTACGGCATCCGTATATAATTATAATACTTCTTACAAAAAAGGCGGGTGTAAAACCCGCTCTTTTTCATTCGGCATCCTCTACCTTTTTCTTCTTAGCACCAATATTATACTTGGTCTCTAGAATCCAATCTCCCTTGTCCTTATAAGCAAGAACTTTGATTTGATTCAAAGGAGCAATATCTTGAATCTTTTTAAGATCAACAATTGTAACCAAACCCCAATCTGCAATTAATTGAGCGATGCGATTACGACGCTGAACATCATTTACAGTCAGATTTGCGTGTTTGCCATCGAGAGCAAATAATTCTTTAAAATGAACCAGGTAATATCTACCTTGCTTATGAAGAATATGGCAAGATTGATAAATTTTCTTTTCTTTTCTTGAAGCAACTCCGATACGGGTCAAAGTCTCACGAACCTTTAGAAAATCATCAGGTTCATTGAGAATCACTTCCACCATTTGGTCGGGCGTCCACTTTACTTCAGGTTCTTGAACTACACTCATTTTGTTCCTCCAGTTTCAAATTTCGATTTTATAAATGTTAGTTGTTCTTTAGTAAGAATCCTCAAAGCCTGTTTTGCCTTTTCATTACTATATCCATAATAACGTTTGACATAATCAAGATCTTTGATTTTATCTTGTCGGAGCCAGGGAGAATATCTCTTCTTTTTCCTCAGACTATTTATATAAAAGTCATATTGCATCTTCTTTGGGAGAAAATGATATTGGTTCATTTCATTTGCAAACATAATACAATCAATATGTCCAGAGAGACACCGATTAATGATATATGGTGCATATTCCTTCTCAAGCGAAGGGTCTTCGTCAATCAGATGTTTCTTTGTTTGATTGATCGAGTTTAACCAGTCCTTCAATTCCATAATTAAAAAGCAAGAGTTCTTTACGTTGTTTTTGCTCACGCATATATTCACCAACTGAACGCATCGTATAAGTGAGGTCAAACTCAGCAGCGTTCCAATTCTTAAACCTATCTTTTACAAGTTGATCTGAATTATAACTGATTAACTGGTCCATATCATTAGAATCACAATCAGCAGCAAACTTATCGTGATCAAATCCTTTGTGCATTGATCCTTTATTCCCATAGAGATTATCCTTAATGTCATAAGGAGGATCAAGATACATAAAAGCACCCTTGTTCCCATCCATTAGATAATCATAGGAGTAATTAGTTATACGCCACTTGGAAATTAGTTTTGAATACCCAGGCAACTTTTCGATCCCTCGCATTGAGAAGTTGGAGACGGATGCCTGTTGTGAAAATGAAGAACTCTCTGTGAGACCACTGAAAGAACACTTATTAACAATATAGAAAGCCACAGCACGATCAATGCTAGGCAAACTTTGTTCATTGATTTGCTCCTTTGACTTTAGGAAAAGTTCTTTAGCAAGTTCAGGAGTGTTATAAGCAAGTTTACAGTCAACTAACTCATTCTTCAAATCATTACCAAACATCTGGAGTTGTTGCCAGAAGTTTACAAGAGGTTCGTATAGATCATTTACCCAAATATCTAGGTTGGGATACTTTTTTGTGATATAAATTGCAACACTTCCACCACCAAGAAATGGTTCTCGAAACTCATCATAATTGCGAAGGTCTGGGAAGTAAGGTCCCATCTTTTCGCAAGCACGGGACTTGCCTCCAGGATACCTCAAAGGCGTTTTAAGAGATTTCATCACAAAATTACCTCCATCATATTCAAAAGTTGACCAGCATCAATTTGCTTTTCGGTTGGGACAATGTTAGATTCTAGCATTTTATAATCACCACTTTCCAATTTAAAAGTAGCACCAGCACCATCACATTCAATTCGAGAATACACAGTATCCCAGTCAGTATAAGCAATAGACATATTCTTAGTGTCTACAAGAAGCATGTATTCAAATGTTTTTTGAACGTCTTCTTTTTTCAATTCTTTAATTTTCTTTTTTCCTGGACGTTTGTTAATCAAAACAACACGCTTGCAACTGCCATTTTTATTAAAAAGACCTAAAGATCCTTTCATTTCATAAAAAGTTCCAGAATTATCCACAAAATCCCTACCATCTTCATAATCACCAACATAATTCAACTGCCCACCACTCCATTTTGCAAAAGATTTTTCTTGCAAATATGTACGAAAAGTTTTAAAGGCATTAGATTTCATTTGCTTTGTGTTTGTTGCCTTTACACAACCAAAGAATTCTTCAAGATTGATGAGAGAGAAATCAATTTTCATAATCAGGTTTGTTATACTTAAGGTATTCAAAAAAAGTAAGTTTCATTTCCTTCTGCGTCATACCACAATGCTTTGCTGCTTGTGGCAGATTCATCTTAGAATAAAAGAGTGCTTCATTTGCCTCTCTTACATTTTCGGGAGTTGTTTTCACCGGAACTTCTTTAAGAAGTTTATTATCAATTTTATAAGGGTTCATTGAAACTCACACTCCGCCATAATTTCAATCAGTGCTGCTAGGAGATTAATTTCTTGGTCAGCCACGAACGCAATTTGGTATTGATACTTAGCAATAATAAGAACGGCAGCAGGGATAGACTGGGGAAGTAGAACAGAGTAAAGGGCGTCATAAACCCTGCGAAGAATGATAGAAGAATCGTTGTCCAAGTTGGCGACCACCCACTTTCGGACTTCTGTGAAATTCTTTTCTTTGAGATATTTAATGAGATCATTTACGGCAACGTCAGAGAAGGATGCAAGAATACCAGAGTCAATTTCTCCACCAACAGAGTATCGTTGGCATTCATTGAGAACTCGCCTCCAATCAGGAAAATGTTTATTAATCAGTTCGGCAAGGACTTTAGGATCATATCGTACACCTTCCGAATCCAGGATGTCCTGTAGACGCTTGAAGAAGGATCCTGCCAACTGGGTTTTTTCTTTACCTTTGATTCCGAACTCGACGACGGCACATCGGGAGTGGAGAGGTTCAATGATTTTGTTCTTGTAGTTACAGGTGAAGATGAATCGGCAGTTGCCAGCAAACTCCTCAATAAACGCCCGTAGTAAGAGTTGAACGTCGTTTCCCGTGTTATCCGCCTCATCAATGATGACGACTTTGTGTTTAGCATCTGACGAAAGTGAGACGGTCGAAGCAAAGTTTTTCGCATTGTTTCGGACAGTATCGAGGAATCTACCTTCGTCGGATCCATTGATGACATAAAAATCTACTCCCAATTCATTACACAATGCTTTTGCCACGGTGGTCTTACCTACACCAGGAGGACCACAAAGAAGCATATTTGGAATTTCGCCTTTATTTAGAAAATCACTAAAGGTCTTTTTAATATTCTCAGGAAGAATACAGTCTTCAATTGTTTTTGGGCGATATTTCTCAACCCAAATAAAGTTAGAACTCATAATCAAATCCACGAAGGTTTACGTTCTGGCATACGGAGATAGTTGTCCGCAACCCAGGGTTTGGAAGCAATATACATTTTGTATGCAGTGAATGTATCAATGCTTTCATCAAGTTTGTATTCGTCAGGCATAGCACGAACGAATGGAGTCACCTCAGTAATCTTTCCTTTGGGAAAAAGGTAGTATGCGGCAACAAGAGTATTGTAGCACGAATG